CAGCGTCAATTTCACGGGCAGACATATACTTGTCACAGCAATTTGATTTTCTGCCGCTTTTTGTTTTGTGTGAGCAATAATACACTGCATCATACGCAAGCTCTATACGGGTAATGGCAAGACGGCACACACCGCACCGGATTTTTCCACGCAAGGGATAATCGTTTCCTGTTTTGAATCCCGGCTTTCGCATCGGCTGTATGCTTGTCTGTGCGCTCTCGTACAGTTCACGGCTGATGATCGGATCGTGTCCGTCCTCGATGATAATCTGCCGATGTTCGGGAACGGCTCTGGTAATATGTGATCCCACCTGCAAACACTCACGATGACTGTGAACAAACGCACCGGTGTATTCATATCTGCGGAGAATGGTTCGTATTTTTCCAATATCCCACAGACATTCCGAATCTGCCACTTTCCGTTTGCCGCAAAATTCATTCTGCTTTTCACGGTGTATGCTCGGTGTGTCAAATCCCTGCTCGTTCAGATACCCTGCGATTCGTCCCGTACTCCACCCGTCACTCGCTTTTTCAAAGATCAGCTTAACTATCTTTGCAGCTTCGGGGTCTATGCGCCAACCGCCTTTTACGGTTTTGTCTTTGATATACCCATACGGCGGTCTGGCAGATGTGCTGATGCCTTGTTTCCATCTCGCACGAAATCCGGACTTTACTTTCTTGGATATATCACGGCTGTACAAGGAATTGACAAGGTTGCTGACCGCCATATCCAGTCCCATTGTTTTTCCGATGTATCGGTTACTGTCATAGTTGGAATTGACTGCGATAAAACGCACTCCGAGAACCGGAAATATCTGTTCCAGATAATCGCCCACACCAATATAATCTCTGCCGAGACGGGAAAGGTCTTTGACAAGGATGGTGTGTATCCGTCCTTTTTTCGCATCTTCGATCATACGCCGAAATGCCGGACGATTGAAATTCGTTCCCGTATAACCATCGTCTATATACTCAAAAATTTCGTCCGTAAATTCCTCTTTGGACTCCACAAAGCTCTGCAGCAGTTCACGTTGGTTCTCAATACTGTTGCTCTCGTCTTTGTTGTCTTTTCCGAGATCTCCGTCTGCCATCGACAAACGGAGATAAAAAGCCAAACCCGCATTCATTCACATTCGCCCCCTTCCATCATTTCTATTACTCGCTTGTACACATCCTCACACTTGAACATAATCTCATATCCATCTGTGTTACTGATTGATACTCGCTCGACAAGCTCATGAACAAGCTCCGGATTGAACTCACGATTATCAAGATACTGTTCCAGATGCTTTACGATCTTGGAGTAATCATCAATCGTCTTTTCAAGTCTTTTCCGCTTTACCTCCAGTCCTGCAAGCTCGTCCTGCATCCGCTGTGCATCTGCGACATACTGCTCCTTGATGTTCTGATAATCCTCTGCGTCCAGGATTCCGTCTGCGTAATCCTCATAAAGTTTGTGCTGACGTTCCTCGGTTTCGGAAATCTTGACCTGCAGGGCAAGCATTTTCTTCTGTGCGGAAAGCAACGCATTTTTACCGCCCTGGGATGTGTTCACCATATCCAGCATTTTCTTTCGGTCACACATTCCCTTAATCAGCAGATGGATTTGATCCATGACAAAGATTTTCAGAAAGTCCTCATGCACCACTCGACCACCGCAAGCAGCCTTGCCGCCGTTTTGCGGACAGAGATAATGCCCACCTGTCTTTTTTAAGGTTTTATAATCATGCAGATAACGAACATAGTACATATTGTGACCGCACTCGGCACAATGAATCATACCCGAAAACTGATCCTGTATCTTTTCTCTCTGTTCCTTGTGGTAATCCGTTTCGCTGTATTTTTTCGTACTGTTCGCTTTCATGGTCTGAATAATCTGCTCTCTGTCCTCTCTGGTAACAAGCGGTTCATGTACGTTTTGATGTACCGTCCATTCTTCGGGAGAGGTTCGGTGACATTTTTCAGCCTTATAAAGAGCTTGCTTGATTCTGCCCACACATACATCACCCACATATCCGGGATGGGAGAGAATTTTATAAACGGTATCAGCTCGCCACTCCGCAGGCTTGATTTCTTTGCCTACCTTCTTGTTTCGGCTTTGTCCCGGTGTCATAGCACCGATCAAATCCAAGCGTTTGCCGATCTCCTTTACAGACACGCCAAGTCTCGACCATGCAAAGATTGCTCTGACAGTCGGTGCATTTTCTTCGTCAAGCACATACCTCTTTTTATCCTCGGTATGCTCATATCCAAACGGTGCTGTACCCATAGGCATGGAATCCGCCTTGTTCTTTATAACCTCTCTTGCAGCACAGATTTTCTTGGATATATCCTTTGCGTACATGGCATTTACCATGTTCTTGATCGGCACGGCAAGACTGCTCCGATCTTCTTCTCGGATGCTGTCAAAATCGTCCGTCACGGCGATGAAGCGCACGTTCAAATGCGGAAACAGGGTTTCAATGTAATAGCCGGTTTCCAGATAGTCACGCCCAAAACGGGATAAATCTTTGACTACAATACACTCGATTTTGCCGCTTCGCACATCATCCATCAAACGGACAAACTCCGGTCTGTCAAAATTCGTTCCCGAATAGCCGTTGTCAGAGTAGCTGTCCTCAAACTGTAAATCCTCATGCTCGTCAATAAACTGATACAGCATGGACATCTGCGTTTGCAGAGATTCATCTGTCTCGTTCTCTACCGACAATCTGCCGTATGCCGCAGTTCTGAGCAGGTTTTCTTTCTTCTTTGTTTGTATATTGGCTACAACAGCCGTACTCACCGCAGCATCGTTCTGCGCTCGTCTGCTTTTCCGTGCCATCACCACACCTCCGTTTCTTGTATGGGAAGCATATCCCGCCATCTTGTATGTTTCTTTGGCAGAACCACTTCCACAGTTTCCAGATTCTCAATCAGAACCTTATCAATCCATTTTCGGATTTCTTCTTTGGTCAGCTTATCGGGAATTTTTATATTCCCGTAGAATACCATCCAGGGATTACGATTACTGAACGCCAACTCCAGCTCGTCCACCTGCACCATAAGACTTTTGAATGCCGCTTCTTTTTCGGTAAGCTCGGCATTGATCTGCTCACGATGCTGTCTGTATTCTTCCTCGGTTATCTCGCCCGCTTCGCTCATGCAGTAATACTGCAGATGTACTTTTTCAAGCTCTGCCATTTTCTCAAAAAGCGTTCTTGCCTGTTCTGCAAATATCGCTTTCCGTCCCTGCTTTTCAAGCTGTCCTAAATCCGATGCAATCCATTCTTTTGCAAACTCGATCTTTCGCTGTTCCAAGCGAAGATGCTCAACCGTTTGCTCCATGACATAATCATATCGGATTGTTTTTCTCTGCCAGAAGTCCAAACCGAATGTCTGATAGGGATTCTCGGTACGATGCAATCTGCACACTACGGTTGCGCCCGTTGCCTTATCAAATATCTGCTTGACAAACGCATTGTTGGATTTCATCACAGGTGGATGGTTTTTCTGCACGGTGCTTCTGCTCTCAACAACTTCGGCGGCACGGTCAAACAGTTCTTTTTCGATAATAGGCGGCGTTTCGATTTTGGTTCTCTCGCCATCCATGATCTTGTACCAATACCCAATGTATGCCGTGTTATCAATGACACGCTTTACCGAACCGGGCGACCAATGAGATTTTACATCACCACGTTTCTTTTTGCTGACACGGACAAGGTGCATCATCGGAGAATCAATTTTATTCTCGTTAAGGTAATCGGCTACCTCTCTGAAAAGTTTCTTTTCATCGGCAACCATATGGAATATCTTGCGAATGATCGGTACAACTTCTTCATCAATGACAAAGCCTTTCCGTTCCTCATTCAGCAAATACCCATACTTTTCATCATGTACGGATAAATACCCTTGCGCCTGTTCTGCTCTGGTTCTGCTGTACAGTACACCGCCAATATAAGCATTTCGCTTTTTCTTGAAATATGCCGCAGCTTCCTCATAGGTCAAAGTCAGACTGCACACATTGTCCTCAACTACGGCGAAATGGATGCCTGCAGGAAGGAAGCTCTTTAACAGAACGTCCTCCGCATAAGAAACATTGGAACCGCAACGCAAAAGCGAATCGACCACAACCATATCAAATTTACGGCTGACCCCATCATTCTGCATCGTGCGGAACGCATCATCAGCTTCTGTATCCTGTTTGCGGTCTGCGTACTTCTGTACAAGCTCCCATCCATTCTGTTTGATATACTTTTGGATTCTGTCATTCTGCTGACGGATAATATCGGACGGAATATTCTTTTCCGGTACGCAGGAAACGTATCTCACATAACTCGCACATCTCATACTACCGCTACCTCTCTTTCTGCAAATTCTTCACAGAGAGAGGATGCCATTTCAAGCATTTCCTGAATTTCGTCCTCATAGTGAAAATGGATTTCTACCGTATCGGTATCGTACACCACAATACTTGCAATCAAGGAAGCAATCATTTTCCGATCCAATTCGCTGACGTTCCGATATTCTCTGAAAGTTTCCATCCAGGGACGGCTGTTGTTTTCACGGGATAAGAGCTTTTCCCGTTTTGCAATCAGTTCCTCCTGCGCTGTCTTTGCGGAATTGATCTTATCGGTAAATCTGGTATTGATGTCCTTAAACTCGTCACGGCTCACAATGCCATCCGTCATATCCTTATATACCTTTGATTTCAAATCTTTGTAACGATCAATCTCCGCCTCAAGTGCCGCAATCTGCGTATCCACGCTTTTCACTCCGAGGTTCTGCGTAGGAAGGTCATCTATTGCAGACAAAATCCTATCGGCTTCCACAAGAAGTCTGATCTGGTGCTGAACCACCGCAAGCACATTTGTCATGAGCTTGGCTTCGCTGATGTTGTGCGAGGTGCATCCGTCCCCACGCTTGTATGTAGAGCAATAATAGTAATTGTAGGGTTTGTCCTTTTTGACAACCGTGCGGCGAATCATATTCTGACCGCAATCACCGCAGCGGAGAAAACCCGACAAGGTATATACACTGTCCGAAGCAGGGGCGGTTCTGGTGTCAAGCTCGGTCAATCTCTGCACGATCTCAAAAATCGGCTTGGGGATAATTGCTTCGTGTGTCTCCTGCACCCGAATCCAGCTTGCTTCATCAACGGGTCTGGACTGCTTGACCTTGTAATTGATTTTGCGGTTTTTGCCCTGTACCATCGTTCCGATGTAAAGCTCGTTTCTTAAAATGCGGTTGACCGTGACAATCGACCATTTCGGTTTTCTGCCAGAACGGAAACCGCTGTTGAAATTCAGTCCGCACATTCTCTTGTATTCAAGAGGTGGAGCAACCTGCATTTCTTCCAGTCTCTCGCTAATGCGCTGTGCCGAAAATCCGTTGAGCTTCAGTCCGAAAATCGTTCTCACAATTTCTGCGGCTGCTTCATCAATGATAAGGTGGTTTTTGTCATTGGGGTCTTTCAGATACCCGTAGGCGGCAAAGCTGCCGATAAACTTTCCGTTCTTTCTTTTCACATCAAGCTGACTGCGAATTTTGATAGAAATGTCTCTGCAGTAGGCATCGTTAATCAAGTTCTTGAACGGAATGACAATCTTATCTGCATCTCCGGATTCGTCTGCGCTGTCATAATGGTCATTGATCGCTATGAAGCGAACACCGAGAAACGGAAAAATCTTTTCAAGGTATCTTCCGGTTTCAATGTAATTTCGTCCGAGACGGGAT